TTACCTTCACCCTTTTGTTGTGCATCACCAGAAACTTCTTTTCCAGCTGCATCTTGACCTTTAGGTGGGTTTACTTTATCTGGGGTACTTCCACCGATTTCTTCTTCACCAGTTGCACCATCAGATGGTTTTTTCTTCATTGGTTCAGCAGCAGTTGCACTTTTTTTCGGAGCGTCAGCGCCATTGCCTTCTTCCAATTCTGCAATCACTTCTTGCTCCAATTCTTCGATTGTTTTATCTATTTCGTTAGCCATGGGGCTTCTCCTTTTTGTACTCTTTTAGTATAAAATATTTATAAATTATAACATTTTAAGGAACTTAGCAAACTCTAACGCATCTTCTTTTGCGTGTTTACTTTTAGTTCTTCGTTCAATTCTATCCTTCATTCTCACCAACTCTGCTTCTACAAGTGTTCCGTTATCCCAAACCCAATCTTTTCCTTCGAAAATACCTTCTACGAAAGCATTTGGAGCAGATGGGTCTGCAACTATATCAGCTGCAGTTGCAAGGTAAAAATCGTTTCTAACGTAGTTTGCACCATTCTTCTGATTCAAACTACCCATACCTCTTGATGATACACCTAACTTCGCACCTTCGTCTATTAGGTTCTTAACAATCTCACCCATAGGGGTTGATAATATCTTTGCTTCACCAATAAAGTTCTTTCCGTCTGGTTGTAAAGATGTAATCATGTGAGATGCTCTCTCAAGATTTATAGTTGGGCCTTCTGGGTGTCCAAGTTCACCGAAAGCACGTTTCTGTTTAATATGTTCTTTGTCGTATCTATTTACTTCTTTCTGAAGAACTTCCATAGGATATACTCTACCATTTCTGTTCTTGATATCAGCTTGCATAAAGATACCTTTAATCTTGTAGTCTTTTTTACCACCCTCTTTTTGTTCGGTGATATATTCTACATCATTGATTTCTTCTGATATAAGTTTTATAGTATTCATCTTATTATCCTACAATGTATTTGTTAAAGTAACTTCTTCAACATATATATTTGTGTTATTTCCGTTTGTTTCGTTTATAACAGAAAGAGTGAAATCTACTTGTCCACCATCAAATAATAGTTTACTGTTTCCAGTTGAGTCTAATCCTGATTCTAAAGCAATCGCATCTCCACTATCAGTTCCATCTGAATCTGTTCCGTCTAATGCAACAATAGAACCACCAAGATTACTTGGTCTTTCTTCTGGAGTTACTATTACTGTTGTATTTGCTCTTAAATAAATTCCGTTAGAATTTTGTGCAGCTGCTGTCCCTGCTTGTGTTACTTTAATAATACCATCTTGTCCACCGAACTCACTTACTCGTAACGCACCATTAGGACTTAATGCACCCAGTGAAACTGAATGTGCGTTGTTATCACCATTCGCTTGTTTACCAATATATCTTATTAATTTGAATGCCATGTTTTTTATCCTATTGTCAACATTTCTCGTTCAAAATACTTCAGTAAGTCTTTATCGGATACTCTGTACTTTTTTGCAACATCTTTTATTGTTTTTTCGAAACTATTTAGGAAATCTGAAGGTTTAGAATCCATTTTTATAAAAATATCATCTACAGCCTTACGCATCTTAGGATTCAATTTCTTGTACTCCTTAGATTTCTTATGTTCGTCCTTCTCCATAAATGAAGAATAAAAGTTGTTAAACTGTTTTGTCATCTTCTGGTTCTGGTATATGGTTGTTTGCAAATCCCTTTGCAAGTTCTTGTCTTTTTGTTTCTAACGCACCAGTAACTTTTGTACCAATTGCACTTTTAAAAGCATCTTCTGCATCTAGGTTACTACCCCTTGATAACGCATCTACAAATTCTTTACTACTCATTTATTATCTCCTTCTTTATCATCTTTAGGACTTCCATCATCTATATCATCTGGTGCTATAGGAGCTCCGTCCATAGATGGGTATCTTGTAATACCATCTGTATTATCTGGAACATCAACTCCACCATCTTCTGGGTCAAGTCCAGCTTCTTTGTTCATTTGATTTTGCATATCTTCAATCTCTGTATCAGTAAGTCTAAGTACATTGTTCTGTACCCACTTCTTACTGAAGAATGTACCAACATATGACTCTATGGATTGAAGTGTCTGCAATTTGTTTTCCATCAGTTCTGCTTCTTTTAGTTCGGTAAAGTGTCCGTCCTGTAAAAAATCAAACTGTATAAGTTCTTTGATATTATGAAACTCATCTATTGTCATCACACCTTTTAATACTAATTGTGTTTTTAACATATCAGTAAGTAATGGTGTAAACTTTTTTCTTATTCTCTGTACAAACTTTGAAAATTTTAATTCATCTCTTGTAATCTCTGTTGACCTACCAAGAGAAAAGTTTTGTTCAGCTTCTAATCTTGAGATAGGAACATTCAAAGACCTGTATAGTTTTCTTTGAAAATAAGTTATATCATCAATCTCACCAAGATTAGAACCGCCAGGCAAAGTAGTAATCTCTGTTCCTCTACCACCTTCTCTTCTCGGTAACCAGAAATCTTCTAACATTGACATATGGTTACGGTCATCTCTGATTTCACCAGTAGATGCATCATACACTAATTTGTTACGATATCTATTCATAACATCTTTCAGATATTGTTCTGCTTTAATTTTTGGTAGATTACCAACATCAATGTAGAATATTCTTCTTTCTGGAGCTCTTGAGATACGATAGATAACTAATGCGTCTTCTATCATTCTTAACTGATTAACAGGTTTGATAGCTTTATGTAAATAAGATAATACATGACCTTTATTCTGGTCAATAACTCCAGAGGGTACATAGGTAATACTGTCTGGTGAAATCTTTAATCCTTCATTTGTACCAGAACCATATCCACCACTAAACATTCCTTTGTCATTATAGATATAATATTCATTTACTTTTTTAACAATTTCAATACTTGAACCTTTTTTTTGGTCTGTATCAACTTCCCTAACTTTTTTAATTTTGCGTGGGTCAATGTATCGAACTTCTTGAATACCAAGTCTAGGATTTTTTTTATTGATTACTTTGTGATAATACAATCTACCATCAACATACCATCTTCTGAATATGTCGTGTCCTTTGCTATCAAAATCAAGTAATCTAAGAACACCATTAAACTCGTTCTCTATAGATTTTTTAATTTTCATTGGATATGGAATTTGGTCAAGAACTATTGCAATTGCTTGAGCTCTTTCATTTGCAACGATACCCTCGTTGATTATATCTTCTATTGCACTATCACACTCTGGTTGTTGTGCGATATCTCTGTACCTACGAATGAGGTCAGACTCAGTTCTTTCTCTTCCGTCAGTATCTAGGATTTGACCAAAGAAACCTCCACCAGCGACATCAATCGTGCCGTCTTGTTCAGACGGCAGAGTGAAATTTTCTTTGTTCTTATCATCTTTTATTCGTGAAAAACGAAACCCAAAAAGGTCAGCCATTATAAAACTCCTACTTGTTGTGTAATACTATTTAGTAGGTTAAAAACTAACACCAGATGGTTCGAAGTGTTGATATCTCCAAGTCACTTCAAATGTTTCAATCTCAGTTGCTTCTGCTGTTGATAATTCGATAGTTGCAACAGTTAGGGGGAACGCACTTCTAAAAATATAAGTCTTTAGAATTGTTTCATCTCTATCTAACTGTTCTACAAATAAGTCTGTCTGAAAATCAGCAGAGTTTACAACACCAGTATTATTAGCAAAATCATTAATTCCATTATGCCATCTCTCCATTGCGTTTCTTACCATAAAGTCAGTGTCATTATAAAAAGTTGTTGTCCAAGGCTCTGGAGCAGGTCTATCTCCAGCAACATAAATATTTCTTCCTCTGAATGGTACTGGTATCTCACCTAATGTTGAGCCAGGTAAGTTTGATGCAGTGACTAGGAATGATGCTCTTCTTACATCTAAACCTATTGCAATGCCTGGAGGTGGAGTAATCGTAACTCTAAACTGGTTAGCTCTTGCACCACCACCGATTAAATTTGCTTTAAAATCATCTATGTTTGCCATGATTAACCTCCTACTTCACTAAAGTTCACACCAGTTCTTGTGGCGATGAAGTTTAGAGTTATAAAGTTGATTGACCTAGCAGGTTTCACAAAGATGTCTGCGATAAATTCGTTTCTATCTATGACTTCTCCAGTATTATTTGAACCGTCTGCAATAACACTAAAGTCTGTGATACCTCTTCGTCCTTGAACATCTCTTAAGAAAGGTTCGACTAGATTTCTAAATTGTGCCCTTGTGAACTCGTCATTGAGCTCAAAGAGTTGAAACTTAGATGCAGTTGCAATTGCTTTTTCTAGAACTAAAAATAATCTTCTTACGTTAATTCTATCAAATGCACTTGGTTTTGATAATGCAGTCTTATCTCCAAACAATGTGACACCTTGGCCTGGAAAGTTAACAACTGGGTTAACCCTTGCACGATATAATTGGTCACGTTCTGCTTTCTTTGGATTGTAAGATAACTTAATTGCATTTCTCATTCCACCTCTGTTATAACCAGCCGGTGAGAACCAAGCATCTGCAACATTGTCTGTGTTTGCACATAGACCAGCAGTATCTCCGTTACAAGGTACAAATCTGAAAACATCATTGTACTTGTCGTATTGATACTTGTATGCACTGTCATACACCACATAAGATGATGAAGGACATAAGTCAAATGCATCTACAACATTACTTGTTTGTGTTATTGAACTTGAAACACCAACTGTTGCAGAACGAAATGGTGATACAAGTGCGATACAATCTCTTCTTTTTTCAACAAGAGTTGTCAACATTGTAACGTGTGTATCTTGTGTTTCTGCTGTATCACCAGCACCTCCACCTCTTCCACCTAATACAAGGTTGATATCTTCTGATTCTACATCTTCGAACTTTCCATATCCACTGTCTAACTCACCAGCTGTTACTGCATAGTCGTCTGTTCCACCACCAAGTTCTGACTTAGTTGGTGTATTAACAGCAGAGTAACTTCCTGTTCCACTTTCCATTCCGATATTACCAGCATCTCCAGAACCATCTTCGAGTTGGATATTATCACCAGCATCAGTTCCACTTGAGTCAGTTGCGTTTAATACGATACTTCCAACAACTGCGTCAATATCTGTACCCCAGTTAATACCACCAGTATTGTGGTCTGTCCAGTATACAAATGCAGATGATTTTCTAATTTTGTATGGATAGTAAATGCTGTCACCCTGTGGTGATTTTGCATTTATGTTCTTTGATAGGTTTGCATAAATTTCTAGAACACCGTTTGTTCTATTACCATTTGCGTCTACATCAAATCCAGATTGTTCTCCAGTATAGTCATAAACTACTATATGTAGTTCATCACCAGTACCTCTACCTTTTTCTGTTGCGTAAGAGGAAGTGCCTGGAGCACCATCAAATAAATCATAGAATCTCCATCTACGTCTGATATTTGTTCCAGATGAAACTGCGTTTTGTAATCCAGCACCATTTACATCATCTAATAATTTGACTGTGATTGTATTGTTTGATGTATCTCTTGCAGTTGTTTCGTATTCGAAAGCACCTGTTTCACCAAAGTTTACAATGTCACCGATACCAAATACAGATGCGTCTGTTACTGATATTTCTGTTTGACCAGCAGCTTCTGCACCAGAAGTTGTTGTAACAGCAGTTTGTTCGTATGCACTTGCAGATGCACATATTGAAACACCTATTGCATTTCCATGTGTACCAGCAGTTCTTGATGCCCACTCTCCGACTGAACCTTGACCATTGTCAAAGTCGTTATCGTAGTGGTCATTATCTCTAATTAAAAGTCCAGCACCGTTTGCTGTTGCGTTGGTAATACCAGATTCGCATCTAACTACTTTAAGTGCGTCAGTGTAATTTAAAAAGTTAGCTGCAGTAAACCAGTTTTCAAATTGATTACTATCGTTTTGGGGTTTACCAAAAACCTGTATCAATTCTTCTTCTGAAGTAATGTTAACTATTGACCCAACAGGGCCCTTTTCAAATGCACTTGCAATAGCACCTATTGAAGTTGCAACGGCAGGAACTACATTCGTTAAGTCAATTTCTCTGACATGAACGCCTGGGGAAACTAAAAATGACATATATTTTCTCCTCTTGTATCCTCGTAGTTGTAATTTACTTTTATTTAGGAAATTTTATATTTAAACACCCCTTTTTATATTCCAGTTGTTTATAAATAAAATCATGGGAAACGCACACTATAACAAGTATAAAGAAACAATTAAGAAGGTTGCAAGACGTAATTATCGTAAAAGAGTCAAGTGGTTAAACGATTTTCTTGCAGATAAGTATTGTGTTCACTGTAAAGAAAGTGAAACAGTCTGTCTTAAGTTTTATCCTCACGATTTAGCTATCAGAAGAAAGGTTAAAAGAGTAGGGATAAACGAAGAAAGTCAAGTAGAAATAAAAGAACTTATTAACACTTCTAAGATAGTTTGTAGGAACTGTTGGGTTAAATTAGATAATGATTTAATTGAGTTTGATACGTTTTAATTACCAGTCTGTATCATACTTTCTAACAATAGGTGACCATCTAGTACCGTATTCATCTACAACCTGTCCTATGTTTTCATCTTCTAAACCATCAACAATAAAACCAAAAGGAGCCATATCCTGTTCTATTTGGTTCTGTTGGTCTTTATACATCTGGTGTCTTATATCACTGTCCGTAAGTTCTTTAAAGTAAGTCTGGTCACTTGCCCATGCGAATAATACACAACACA